CGGTCCTGATCTCCCTTGGCCATCGCGAGCACGCGAAGCATTCCGCCGAAGGCGAGGCTCTTGTCCTCGCTGCTAGGCGGCCTCTGGAAGCCTCGGGTGATCGTCTCCATGTACTTCGTCTGCTGCTCGTCCAGCCGAGCGATGACCGGCTGGAGTTGCTTGGCGATCAGCTCCTCCAGGTCGATCCCTCCGGACTTGAGGACGTCGCGGAACAGGTCCCTTGCCTGCTCCCTCGTGATCTCACGCATTACGGTTTCCTCCATTGATGGCGTGAGTGATCGCAGCCTCGACGTCCTCGCTGATAACCTCTGCGAGAACCTCCCGAAGGTCGGACAGGCTGCGTTCGTCCGACCCATCGTCGTCGGAATCGACGATGACGAATCCCTCGCCACCGCCTTCTCCTCCGAGCTTCATCGTTTCGAGATCCACACCCAGGGACGCGAGCAGCTCGACCTGCGCATCGGTCAGGGTGACTCCGTCACCAGTGACCACGGGCTCGGGATCGGGGGCCGCGGTCTTCTCCGGCGCCGGCGCCGTGGTCCCCTCGGATCCTGCCGACCGGCTCTCCATGTGGACGACGTCCCCGACCCGGGTGATGGTCCAGTCGGTCGAGGCGATCAGGGCTGCGAGCTCGCTGTCGGCCGCACCGTCCTTGAAGTGCAGCGCACCCTCGCTGAACTCGATCACTCGGCCGGCAACCGATTCGATCTTCGAGGACTCGGGCGGCTCGCTCTCGCCGTCAGGGGCGGCGACCTGCGTCGCCCCATCGGTGACGACCACCGCCGGCGCCTTCGCGGTGCAGCTCACCGCCGAGACCCCATCCGGGAAGCTCTCGGTCAGCGTGATGAAGGATCCGGCCTCGCAGGCCTCCGGGTCGAACTGCCTGAAGCGATGCTGCTCGTCCGTCTCGTCGTAGGCCGAGGAGTAGAAGTCGTGCTCGTCGAGCCACGTCTTCGCGGCGTCCTTGTCCCACAGATCCTTGGCGAAGAGCATCGTCTGGATGCCGGTCTTCCCGGACTCGGGCGGGTCGCCCGGACCTTCGGGCTTGCTCTCGATTCCGGCAGGGACCTGAGCGCTTCTCGCCTGCTTCGGGTCTGCGGCGTCACGCAGCGCCTTGAGCGGCGTCTTCGCGATCCAGAGGTTCGACTGCTTGTTCTTGCCCCAGGCGTCCAGAACCTGCTCCGCCCAGACCTTGAGCGGCTCCGTCTCGATCCCCTTGCTGCGCGCCTCGACCAGGGCGTCGGGATTCGAGGGCACCGGGACGAGGCTGTACTCGAGGAGCTCCTGGGCGAGGAAGTCCACGCCCCACGGTCTCTTCTCGTCGTCCTCGGGGTACTTCCACTCCTTGGGGATGAAGCCGACCGATGCAGCGTTCATGAAGCCCTCGGAGTAGAGCCCGTAAAGCGTGTCGGCGAGGGGAACGATGCCCTGCGGCGTGAACTCGAGCAGGCTCTTGAGCTTCCCCTTGTGCACGAACTCGGTGAGCGAGCGGCCGACGACGGGCGCCTCGTTGTTCCAATAGTGATGCCCGAACAGCACCACCGGGTTCTTCCGGTATTGCTCGAGATCCCAGCCGTCGACGGCGATGCTGTCCGTGTCGCGGTCCACCGTCTCGCTCGAGATCGCGATCAGGATCTGCCTGCCCTCCGGCTTCGGCGTGCTCCCCTTCAGCGTCTCGATCTCGGCATTGAAGCCGAGCCGCACACCGAGGTCCTTGGGCCGGATGTCCCCGCGCGGGATGCTCTCCTCGAGCTCCTGGGCGGCCTTCCGCCACTGGCGGGCCGAGACGAACTTGAGCTTCTCGCTCATGTGGCCTCCCTCACTGCGGCCTTGGCCGCCTTCTCTTGCTTGCGGAATGCTGCCTTGACCGAGCGCTTCATTTGCTTCTCGTAAGGCGTTCGAGCGCCTTCGAACGAACGCCAGGCCGCCGCGCGCTGCTCCTCGCTCTCGAGCCGGGTGCGCGGCGACTCGCCCTCCGCCGGCGCCGCCTCGCCCAGGATCGAGCACCGGCACTGGATGTCCTCCTCGGCCACGCCAAAATCGCCCGGGTGCATCGCCGCCGCGCCGGACTCGGAGATGAACTCCTGGTCGAGCGGGATCGGCGGCTGGGAGTCGAGCGCGAGGTGCGTGTCCCGCGTGGCGTCGTCCCGCACCGCGAGCCAGCTCTTGTAGCTGAGGCCCGATTGCTCGATCGCCTGGAAGGCCCCGAAGTTGGCCGAGCTCACCGTCTCGGTCCGCGCGATTACGTGCGAGCGACGCCCGACCGCATCGTCGAAGACGGCCTCGACCCTCGACTGGAGTGCCGCCATGTTCTCGCCGGCCTCGTATCCGTCGGCGAGCGTGTCGCGGATCGCTGCCTGGGTCACTTCGTTCGCGTCGACGATCTCGGCCTTGCGCCCGTTGCGCAGGAAGTCGACCACCGCCGGATCGTTCAGATCGAATGAGACGCCGGGCAGGAGATCGTCCAGCGTCGCCGCGCCGAAGCCGAGGACGGCATCCTGGAGGATCGGCCGGATCGCGTCGTCGAGCGTGTCGGACTCAATCGCGTCCAGGACCTCCGCGATGATCTGCTCGGCCACCGGGGGGAGCTTCGGGATCGCCGCCGGCGAGGCGGCCGTGCCGCTCTTGGGCGCCTCGAGCAGCAGGCGCTTCGACTTCGGAGGCTCTTCGCTGGGCGGAGCCCCGCCATTGTCTCCGTCGCCGCCGAGCTGATCGACGAACAGGAAGCTGAACGGCACCGCGTGGACCTTGCCGGCGCCGTCGGGGAGCTCGGCATAGCCCGCCTCCTCGCGCCACTCGTCCGCCGTGAACGCCCAGAACGCCGCGACCATGGTCGCGAGCCGGTGGGTCGCGTCCTCCTCGACGGGGCTCTCGTAGTCGAGCATCAGGCCGGGATCGAAGTCGGGGACGAGCCGATTTTGGAGGAAGACCCGCTTCAGCTCGAGCCGCGGCACGAGCACCCACCGCGCGTACTGGTAGAAGGCGCCCGTGATGGTCGCGCGGTTCGAGTTCTCCGTGATGCCGAACATCTCCGGAGCGACGCCCCACGTGTGAATGATGAGGTCGCGCTGGTCCTTGCGGAGCTGGCCGAGGCCCATCTCCTGGAAGCTCGAGGTGAGCTTCTCGACGGTGAGCTTCTTGCCCACGAAGTACGGCTTGAACCGATTCCACCAGCCCTGCTGCTTGCTGAGCCAGTCCTCCTCGAGCCGCTTGGTGTCGGTCGGTGCCAGCCCATCGGCCGAGACGAGGAGATCCGGGATCGCGCCGTTCACGAACCACGCCTTCATGTGCTTCGCCGCGTACTCGTCCGTGTCGAGCTCGTCGCCCAGCGCTCGGCCGGTCCCGACGCCACGACCGTAGGGGAGCCACGGGTCGGGCTTCTTGAACCAGATGATCTCGTCCATCGGGATGTCGGTCTCGATTCCGTCGACGCGCAGGGTGAACACACGCGCGCCGGGACCAGGCTGCGGTGTGCTGACGACCCAGCTCGGCGGGATATTCCAGAGCTCGACGGGCGCGCCCCGACCGTTGCGCTCCTTCAGCCAGAAGCCCTCGCCCACGAGCTCGAGCTGCGCCTGGGTCAGCTCGTCGATCGTGTAGCCGGAGTGGAACTCGTTCCCCTTCTCGAGGAGGTCGAGGATCGCGTGGCTGCTGAGCTGGACGAGCTCCATCTGCTTGCGCATCCGCTTGCGCCGCAGCGGCGCGGCACTCGAGTAGGATCTGGCGAGAGCGGCGCTGTCCTTGCCGTTGGTCGTGTTCTTCGAGCGGTAGACCACCCACTCCGTCGACGCGATCGACTCCGAGATCTTTCCGACGACCGCTCGCACCCAAGGCATCTCGGCGTAGGACTGGAGGAGCTTCTCCTGGCCGCGGCGCGGGAGGGTGCGCTTGCCGGTGCGGATGAGCGCGAGCACGGTCCCGAGCATCGACCGGCCCTGCTTCAGGACCTGGACCTGGTTGATGCCGAAGCTCTCCTCCAGGGCGGCCACGAGCGCGGGCTCGACCGTCTGGGTCCTTCGGAGCGCCGGCAGCCAACGCGGCATCGTGTGATCCTCAGTCCGTTTCGTAGATCAGGATGAGAGCCGAAGCACCGAACGTTGAGTTATCCGCGAGAGCCTTGCCACGAAATCTGATCTCATCGAGCGCATCGAGCTTGAGGGCGAACATGGCTGGAAGCTGTCCAAGCAAGTACGGACTCGTCGTCCTCCATGCTCTCACCCACGGCCCTGCTGCACTCGTCCGGTGCAGTAAGTATCCAAGGCCAGGAGTGAAGCTGACGCTACCTCCGCAGTCAGGGTGGAGAACGAAACAGGTTCTCGACGCGGGGCACGCGAAGAAACCAGAATTCGTCTGAAAGGATGCCGCAGAGATTAGAGCCCGCGTGTCGGTCTGGAGCGTGTCGGGAATCCCATTGGCGTCGCCGTCTACCGAGTCGATGTGGACGTAGACAGTTCCAGCCGGTGCCGTCGCGCCTATCGCCGTCACTCGATGGACTCGCCAGTAGATGTTCGCGGTGGCCGTGAACGTCAGGCCGGCGAGCTGCTTCGTCTCGGTGACCTCGACGCCACTCCCGTTCAGCCCCTCGATGTAGAGATTCATCGTGTCGGCCGCGTTGCTGCTTGAGATGTAGAGCTGCTCCGCTGCTGCCGGGAAGTTCAGGTTACCCCCAAGGTCCCAGACATCTTCTTCGGATGCGACGTCGATGTCGCTGTTCAGTCCGCTCACCATGAAGTAGCTGACTCCAGTCAGCTCGCCGTTCAGGAGCTTGCCCATGAACTCGGCCGGGTGATTGCCCCAGTCGATGATCCCCTGGGCCACTGCACCGACGGAGAACAGGCTGAGCAGCGCTGCGATCAGCAGCCAACGGACCCGTCTCGTCACCATACCCTCACC